TCTGAGTTACTTCGGCAATCTGTTTTTCAGTGAGGTCTCCGCTTCCCATTTTCTGGACCTTCTGTCCGACAGTTTGAAAGTAGGAAATATCCAACATCCCGAAGTCGTCCCAGTTCTTCATCTCATACGGTTCGTCGTCGATACTGATTTTCTGCCTGACATGGACCGTTGAGAGATCGAGTAAATAATCACTCATTGTCTATCCTTTAACCTGTGGCCGCAGCATCCTGCGCCCTGTAGTGTCCGAACCTTTCCGCGGCTGTTGACGCGTTAGGATCCTCAAGTGCGGTAAACTCTACCGCGAGTGATGCGGCCTCATCCTTTCTGTAGACTGGTTCCGGGTTTCCGGACTGGAATACTTTCGGGATCGCATACTGCGCATTCCACGAGTCGCCGTAAGGTGATACCGTGCGGATCAACATGGCGACGGTTGCGACGGTCTCACCGGATCGTAGAGTGATTGACCTGTAACCGCCGGTGTCGGCATCGGCTGCAGTGTCGACGAGGGTCTGCGCGTTCATAATTTTCGCGAAAGTCTCGGTCGACAGGTCCTCAAGTACGAGGCTAATCTTCAGGCTCTCCTCGGTGCGGGTTACTTTGATCGGCCCGGTGCTTCCGGCGTTCCTGTGTTCTTTGAGTGTCTGGCTGTAGGCGATTTTCACGCCGCCGTCCGCATAATTCCTGATGTCGTTTGTCCCGAGCTTGGCCCAGTTACCGGCCGGAGTTGCCTGGATTTCTGGAAATGTTTCGCCTACGGGTCCCAGGTATACCGTGGCAGTCTGCAAAATAATTTCATAAGGTGTCATGTTTCCCTCTCCCTTATTGAGTTTCTATATCCGCCGCCGTTACCTGGTACGATCGCCACACAATCGGCCACCCCGTACCGGCGTGCTTTACTTGAAAAGGTCCACTACCGCAAGCAACGCTATGCAGCAGTACCTTGTTAATTGTCCTTCGTGATAAATGTTTCATGACATCATAGACAGCCCTGTCGACCCGCCCCGCTTCGTAGTACGTCTCGCCGTAGCAATAGGCGTCTATTCGCGGCTTGACGATATCGGTCGTTCCTCTGTCCTGATATCCGCCTGCCCCGTGGAGGATGATGCACTTCTGCGGCATGTTGTCGTTCTCGCTCTCCGGTAGTTCCGCGCCGTAGATTTTTACCGTCAGGTCGGCAATATCGCTATCCCCGAGGAGTAAGGCCCTGACCGCTTCAATTACATCAACTGCCATAATGGAGCCTTATCCTTCCCGTCAGGAGCGGGTACTGTTCATCCGCCGTCGGTCTCAAAAACGGCTGCGGCTTCGTACCGTGGACGGCTATCGACTTCGCGACCGGATACGCGAGAGCTTCGTCTCCGAGGTTACGTCTCGCCCAGGGCTTTAAAGCCTCGACGGGCGGGAAGTGCGGCTCAGTACCAAGCTCAACAAAAATCGCGGCGAGATAGTTATAAGATCCCCACTCTCCAACCATCCGGGCACCGATACGCCTCGCGGGTCTCATCTGGAGAGATCCCTGTAAGGCGGTCGTATCCCGGGTGACTCGGGCTTTCGCGATACCTACGCAGATCGCCGTAGTCTCATCGATCCCGAGCCTTGATGCGTTGTGCATCTTTTCAATCACTTCGTCCCCGTACCATTTCAGCGCCATCAGCTTACCTCCGCGAGCAATAACTCAAGATGATCACTCCGGCGATGGATCGAGTCGATTGTGAACGCGCCGAATAACTGAGCGCCGAGTCTGTCCCGTACCTCTCCGATACGATCGCTTTTCAAAACGTCGGTTCCGGACGGACAGATCATGTGAGCGGTATCGAGGGTCAGGGTTGTCTTATCCTCAACCTTCGTCCTGCGAGATCCGCCTTTTGTGTACCAGACAAAGCAAGCGAGATCAGTGAGATAATCGTCGTCGTCAGGAGTTGCCGGGAGTCCATATCCGTCGGTGTCCGTTTCGGCGTTCCGCTGAGTCGTGCATCTCATTGTCATTCGCTGGCGAGCGCTCATCTATGCAAGCCCTCTGCCGCCGAGCTGTGACATTATCTCAAGCCGTTCTTTCTGGTAGTCTTTCGACTCTGCGGAGTAGTCTCCGGTACTCTCGCGCTTCAGGGCGTTGTACGCGATGGTCAGACGACAGAGATCTATCAGGACCTGTATTCTCAAGGCGGCCTCATCTTCCGGTACATAGGTTACATGGACTCGTGGCGCCCAGTATGTCCGGGAGTTTGTTCCGTCCGGCAGCCTGTCGATACGGATCGAGTTGGTAATTTCGTAGTCATCAGCGGACAGCGTGGTATCGGTATTTCCGTCACGCTCGACAATAGCGGTGATACTGGATACCCGCCGGGTCGGATAAATCACGTTTGAGTAATTCGGGTAAAACACTTGAGTCTGCGCTTCGTGTTCACCGAATCTTTTTGTGATCGCCTTTTCCTGTCCGTCAATGATCCTCTGCAGGGCGGTTGTCGAGAGATCCGTCTCAACGTGCTGCAGAAGTTCAGCAGGGGTTATCAATGACATACTGATACCCCCTTATATCCTTACGGCCGCGACGGTCAGCCCGGCGACATTGTCCGAGGTAAACGAGAGATTACCGCTTGAGTTATAGATCGCAGGCGGAAACGGTCCTACAACAACGTCTCCGGACGATGCTCCGACGGTGACAGACTGGTCAGCCACAGTAAGACCGCCAAGGGTCGCCGTCGAGGGGATTGCTACGGTAGCATCGACCGCCTCAGATTTTTGGAACATGAGAATAACCCGACCATCGTTCGGGACGAGATAGGTATTCTCCGTCGAGAGACTCCCTGTCCTGGTCGTAGTAATCCCCGACGGGACGGCGTTCTGTGGAGTGAGAGTTACGTTTGCCATTTATTTTCCTCCTGCCTTGTTAGGCGGTTTGTTTGCCTGTTTGTTCTCAGCTACTGCCGCTGCCTTTTTCGCGGCTTCTGCCTTGCGTTTTGCGGCTTCTGCATCCCGTACTTCCGGGAGATACTTTCCGAGCTCCGGGTTACGCTTGAGTTCTGCCGGTGAGACGTCGGGCCCGACGTTCATAAACACAAACGCGGCCTTCGTCCGGTCGTCGGTAAGATCGCCTCCCGCCGTCCTAAAAACTTTTCTATCGAGTTTCATCGTGTCCTCCGTTAATCGTGATCCGCGTCGCGGAAGTGCAAGCCGTGAGTAAACGTGTTACTCCAGGTGATACCCGTTCCGTTTATCCCGTCCATCTGTAAAATAAGGGGCGAGTTACCCCGCCCCTTTTGATTTCTTCCCCGGTTATTTTCCGAGATATGCAAAGACCAGGTTGTCGATTGATCCGGCGTTTGACCCGTTGGAGTCCTGGACGTAGAACGGCTCGGACGCGTAGGGATGCACGGCGCAGATTGAGCCCTTGCCGAATTCGGCCTGAGCACTCGCACCGACGGCAAACTGAAAATTTGCCCCGTCACCCGCAATCCCGAGGATGAGGAACTGCGCTCCGGAAGCTATGCCGCCGGTCGGCACATTGGTTGTCATGGTGATCGCTTTGGTTGAAACCGAGGCGATGGTGTCGAAAAACCAGTCTCCGGCAGCCGTTTTGTAGGCAACGATGTCAGCGGCGGCGGCGGCGGCTCCGGCGGGGCTCTTCGGCGTGTCAGTAACATTGATCACCTTCTGAGCGGCTGCGGCTGCGGCGCTGGTTGTATTCCGGGAGCCGGTGCCCTCGGCATACATCAGATACAGAGTGTGTGCTGTGGCGGCGGCGGTTACAAGCGCCTCGATCAGCGCAAGACGTTCGCCGTCTCTTCCAGGAACTTCCTCATCGATTTCGGTGCCGGCGGTTTCGGTGTGATAACCGAAAGTTTTGAAAGCATGTACGTAAGCTGGTACGCTCATTTCTTCTCTCCTTCTCTTTGAATGAGTCTAAAAAGCGGGGCTAACAGCCCCGCGTTGGAAACTAAAAACTGGTGATGTAACAGAAAGCAGCGGGGCGATATACGGGCAGAGCGACGCGCATGGTCGCGCGGATCGCTACGTTGCCCTGAATGAAAAACTTGTCGTGGCTGTTGGTCGCCTCGATCTCGATTCCCTGGCGTTCGGCCAGTTCGATGAAGTTGGCGAAGTCGCCGACGACCGGGCTATTCTCCACAGCGGCGGTACTTTCCACTACGAAAAGACCCCATATTCTGGAGGGTCCGGGCTGGTCGGGATTGCCGAGGATATACAGACCGTCGTCGGTCCTGGCGGTTCTGATCCCCTGCCAGTCGTTCGGATGTATAACCATCGCGTTCGGCTGTGCAAATCCGATCGTCCTGACTTTTTTCGTGGCTTCGTACAGGGTGTCGAAGACATCCCCGGATCGAGCGAAAGTCTGGACGTTGGAAGTGTTGATGATCCCGGCAAGGTTGGGCGCGCTGCCGTCACCGTTGATGATCTGCGAGTCGAGTCTCTGACGGAGCATGAAAGGCAGCCTGCGGTTGATGTAGCTCTGGATAGCCGGAACGTCCGCAAGCTGTTCGTCGGAGACGGGCAGCCATACGGCGATTTTCCGGACGGTGGCAGTTGTCTCGGTCAGAGCAAGCGCGGCCTCTCCGAAGTATGTGGTTGAGGTCAGCCCTTCGTTTGCTTCTGCGGCGTTGTTAGTGTAGGTCGATTCTACCATGTAGATCAAGGCATCCCCGCTGCATTTGCCACCCGGAACGATGTCAATAACCTGTACGGGCCGGGTCGCGTAGTCTACGACTCTTCCGCTTCTGATATTCTCAGGGTCCCAGCCTGCGGATGAGGTCATGAGGGTTTTGAGCGGTATGTCGAGCATTACCGGGATGTTCTTGATAACCTGGCCGTCTTTGCTGTAGGCGCCGGATTTCGTGAACTGCTCACCGAGGGAAAGAGGCTGTCCGTTGTCCTTGGCTTCGGGAAACTGTATACCCTTTCTGTCGAGGGTTTCTTTCTGCCGGTCGAACTTCCCGGACTCGTCAACCGCTTTAATAGCGGAGACGAGGTTCTCGGCTTCTTTGGAGAGGGCTTCGAGTTCCTCGTTCATCTTCCGGATCTCGGCGACCTTCTCGGCGCTGGTGCCCTTCAGGCTGGTAACCTTATCCATGTCCAGATCGTTACCGGCTTCTTTTATAATTTTGCCGAGTTTGTCCTGCTTGGCGGCAATTTCGTTGTTTTTTTCTACAAGGTCCTGTTTGAGTCCCATGATTAATCCTCCTGGAATTTCTTACTGATAGTTTTGAGAGTGAGATAATCACTCTTTACCGCGTCCGCCTGTTTTTCGATTTCATCCAGTCCCGTCATGAGGGGCTGAAGCTGGTCGCGGATTTTGAGCATGTAGTCAATGCTCGCAGGAGATACCGATTTCCCCGCTATTTTTCTTAGGTCTGCGATTTCAAGAAATCGTTTTACCAGGTCGACGACGCCAACAAGAACGCCGGCAGCCTGTTCGGAGAAAGTGAGGGATTTCGATTTTTCCTCTTTATCCGGTTGTCCCGATTTGATCGAGAGCAGCCGCGTGTCAACTCCCGCGCCCATGAGCACGGGGGATACTTCCGGAACTGTGATTTTTTTCAGAACACGTATTCTGCGGCCGTCTATGTCTTTGTACTCGTACTCGATAAACGGCAGGGCATAAGACCATTCCTGTGTGTGGCCTTTCTCGGCGATGAACTTCAGGGTCTTATAGGTCTCCCGTCCGTCCACCGATTCGAGATTGAACTCGCCCTGGACGATAGCGTCATCTCCGCGCTCGAAGATCCGGCCGACTCCAACGGGCAGCGCTTTCGCGCCGTCGCTCCAGGAGCCATGATTGTACTGACTGATAAGGACCTTCTGCTCTCCGAAGGCGCCATTGATCGTGATGTCCTCGTCTTTGTCGATCACGTTCAGGGTGGCAAAGACGGCCTCGAAGGTGCCCTCCCCTTCGGTGTCTATTTTCAATTCGCGCGGGGTGAAAGATTTCCGCATGAGTTCTTTTTCATCTGCCATGTTTACACTCCTGCTTCTGGATTGTTCGGCGGAACATTTACCGGCAAGCCGTCAACGCCTATACTTTCCGGCCTGCCGAATACCGGAATAAAGGACCGAGTACCGTTCGGGTGTTCTTCCTCGGCCAGCCTGTCGGCCTCCTCGAAAGTGACAATGATCCCATTGACTGAATCGCAGTACTCGTCAAAGCTTCCGAGCTGTGAGTCGAGGACCTGAATAGCTCCGATGCTGTCGGCTCCCCGGTATGCCTCAAGACTCGATATGTTCTGCGCGTATTTTGTCTCGGTCCTGGCTATCAGCTCCGACCGGATACGGCTGTTCTGATAACGCCCGGATCCCACTTTGTCGCGGATCCGCCTGGCTACCGCGTCGACTCCCTCGCCTGCTTCCCTGCCGTCGGCGAGCGCATCAAACACGGCCTTTTTCGTCTGACCGTCGAGATCGATAAGACCCATACGCCGACCGCCGGCAGAGACTATTTTCAGCTCCTGGGTGTCGGTCAAATTGATACCGAGATTCGTTACCGCGTTAATGCTGTCCACGCTCTGGTGAGCAACCCGGAGGTAGTGAGGCCGGTATCCGACAATCAGCTCTTTCGTGTCCTCGTCGATCAGCTTCTCGATAACGAGCTTTCCGATCAGGTCGTCGGCGGGGTCAATGTCCTTCCTGCTTTTCCCGCTGGTCCCTGCCGTCATCGCTTCGCGGTAGATCTCCTCGGCTTTTTTGCCGAAGGTGTCAAACCGCTTTTTCAGTTCGGTCGCGTAGACCTCCCGGATCCTGAGTTCATCCGATAAAAAAAGCCGGGCTAATCGCTCGGATAATTCGCTTTTTTTCGCTGCGCTTTTCAGGCGCTTTTCCGGTGCGGGGTCAGGCGGCTTGATAACTGTTTCCGCCGGTACCTCGATTATTGACAGCCCCCGGAGATATACGGCTTGAGAGTCGTCGACTTCCATTCCCGCGAGAGCCTGGGCGTGATCAACTCTGAGCCATCCGCCCTTGACCATCGTATCAAGTCTGCTTATCCGGGCGGTCTGGTCTTCCTGCAGGACGCGGATATCGGAATAGTCATAGACAACACTGTACTCTTCGGGGCGCGGCTCAAAGTCCGGCAGGAGTTGGATTGACAGCTCCTCGGCCATAAGCCGGTGCATCGGGATAATGCCGTTTTCATACGCCATCTCCCGGAGCTCTTTCATCGTCGCTCCGACTTTGGTCTGCTGGATCCCTGACCCGAATCCTACGACTGCGGCGGGAATACCGAGCAGTGCGCAGACGCGCTCTTCTGAAATATTCCGGATTCCCGAGAGGTCAAGGTCCTGCGGCGAAAAACTGAACGTCTCAACTTTCGTTTTACTGCGCAGGACAAGCGGTTCTCCCCGGTGTGATCCGCTGAACATATCCTGGATGTACAGCTTCGTTGCGTTGACATCTCCCTGATCAGCGGGCATGTCGCTGTCAGGCGCAATGATCATCCCGGGTATCCCCATGTTCCGGAGGATATGAGCCGAGAAACTCGCCGCCTCGTCGTCGGTGAAGATCTCGCGGATAGCCGACTTGAGCGGAGCGAGACCCTTCCGGATATTATTCGGGTCAATGCCGTTGCGGATATGGATAACGTCGTCAACGGCTATCTTGATCTCCTGTCCGCCCGGACGGTAGGAATAGTGCGTGATAAACTCCTCACCGTTATGATCCCAAGCAGGCTCCATCAGAAAGTGCGGAACATACCAGAGTTGCACAGGGCGGAGCCGGGAATTCCGAATCTTAACGAGATACGCGTTTCCGTCCTGGTTAAAAGACAGGTCAATTCCCATGCGCAGGAGCGCCCCAGAGTAGTACGGATTCGGCCGCTTGAGCAGAGCCAACATCGGGTGCTCGTGGATCATCTCGCCTTCGCTGTCCTTCAGACAGATCGGCGCTTCCGGTTCTGTCCGTGCGATATACTGCAGGGGTGCCATAACGACATTGGAGTCTGTCATGTCGCCGACCTGGTTTAAGAAGGCCTTATTGCGAGACGGTGACCAGGACCATTGGCCGCCTGATCTCCCGTGGATCATTCGCGAAAGTCCGGCAGCAACGGCAGCTTTCAGAAAGTTGATAACTGGTCGTCTTTTCATGCAG